GGACCCTGCGGACCCTGCGGCCCCTGCGCTCCTGTAGCGCCATCGGCCCCCGCTGGGCCTGTCGCGCCAGTTGCGCCCGTTGCACCCGTTGCACCCGTTGCGCCCGTCGCGCCGCGCAGATCCGTAGTGCTGAAGTTTAAGCTGCTGTCGGAAAATGTGAACGAGGCAGTGCCGTTTGAACTATCATAACTGCCGCCGGTTGCAGAAACGCCATCCGCGCCGTCCTGACCATCAACACCCGTGGCAACTTGCAACCATTCTGAGCCAGACCAGACCTTCAGCGCGCCGACAGTCGTATCAAAGAACAAGTCGCCCTGATCTTTGCTAAGCGAGTTGCTTGTCGCGTGCGTGTTTGCCGCTGCTTCGCTCGCGTGCGGGCCAAAGTATTGACCCTGAAAGTCTGCCAGATCGCTCGCCGCCGACGCCGCGCTCGCTGCTGCTGCGCTGGCACTTGTGGTCGCCGACGCTTGACTTGCCGCTGCGTTGGTCGCGCTGGTGCTGGCCGCTGTCTCGCTCGACGCTGCGCCGTCTTTCGCCGCTATGGCGGCAACCTTTGCGTCGTTTGCCGCGCTAGATGACGAGGCTGCGTTTGTTTCACTGTTAGCCGCTGCCGTCGCTGAGTTAGCCGCCGCAGTCGCCGATGCTGCTGCTGCTGCCGCTTCAGCGGAGGCGTCGTCTGCGCCCATGACGTAAGCGACGCCGCCCAAGCCCGTTGAGCCGTCAATCTGATAGTAAAGAACGCGGGGCGTTGCCTCGGTCGGAGCGATTACAGTCTGCGAGCCCGCCGTTCCTGCGGTGCCGGTCACTGTGACGCCTGCCGTCACTTCGGTCACTTGGCTTGCGTCGGCATAGAACCGCAGAGCGCCCGTGACGCTGCTGTCGGAGGTGTCGAAAGTATAGGTGAACGCCGCGTCGGTTGCGCCGCCCAGGACCAGAACCGGATTAACCGCGCCGTCTAGCTCAAGTTTGTTGCCGTTGGCGGCAGGCATGGAGCCGGTTGCGGTGGCGTCTGCCACGATCTTAACGGTCAGGCTGGGCGTGCGGCTCGCAGGGGCGCCGGTCATCTTTGCGGCAATGGCGCTGTCGGCCATCAGAGCGCGCACGGCGTCGTTTACATGTTTGGGCAGCATTTGCCCTTCGCCAAGCGGGATCGCTGTGCCGTCTGGTGCGATTAATTGTGTGTTGCTGGCCGCTGCCTCGTTATAACCCTGCTGAGTTTTTGCCACGATTTAGCTCCCGACATACATGATATAGGCGATTTCATAGAAGGCTGGTCGATTGTCGAAAGCAGTGCCGGAGCCGGTCGAAGCCGAAGTGCCGGACATGCTCGCCGAGCCAGTCGTGCCGCTGACTGAGATCGAGGCGTTTGACGTATCGCCGCTAATGCTTGGCGAAGAATTGCCGGTGCTGCTGTTTGCGCCGTTTGCCGAACCTGTGCTCCCGCTGTTTGAGCCAGAGCCGACAGAGGTAACGACAGTCGTCGCTGAGCCTGAAGTGGGGAGATAAATGGTCGACGTATTGTAGTTTACGCTGTGGCTGTGGCTGGTTCCGCTAATGCTGTGAGAGTGGCTGCTTACACTCAGATTGCCGTCGCCGTGGTCGTGCGTGTTGGACCCACTGAAGCTGTGCGTATGACCCGAGCCGATCGTTCCTACGCCGTGCGTATGGCTCGGCAGGTTGGCCGTCACAAGCGACAGGCTATTTGCGCCGCCGGTCGTGCCGGGGTTGGTCGAAGCCGCCGAGCCCATGACAAACTTTTCGCGCAGGTCCGGGGTAACGACGCTGTTTTGCGTGGTGCCGTCACACAGCACCCAGCCAGTCGGGATCGTGGCGAGCGTGCCGGACCACATGACAATTCCGCCAACCGGAAAGGCGCCTTCAGTCGTGCCGATGTTGGTCAGGCCGGAGCCATCGCCGACGAATGACGTGGCAGAGACCCGCCCGTTTACGGTCACGGCGTTGGTCGGGGAAACCGTGCTGTCGCCCAGCGTGATCCCGTTGTCGGTGCCGACCTGGACGATTGTTTTCTTGCCTGCCGTGGCGTCGAAACCGTCAATCTTGAAGGTCGCCGGATCGGTCTGCGTGCCGACTTCAATGGTCAGGTTTTTGGCGGCGTCGAGCGTGGTCGTGCCTGCGGTGTTGTCGTGGCTGATTTCCGTCGCATTCGTGGTGCCGACCGTGATTTTGTCGGCGTCATCCGCCACGATAAAATTAATCGCCTTGACGGCGGTCAATTTTGTGCCTGGTGAGGCCAGAGCAAAGGCGTCGCCGAGCATTGCTGCCAGCTCGCGCATGGCGTCGTTTACGTTGCCTGGCTGCATGCCCTCGGCGACCGAAACGCCGTTGAAGTCGGTGTTCAGCGAGGCGGTCGGCGACAGCTCTGTGAGGTTTTGACGTGGCATCAGTTTTGATCCTCATTGAAAGCTCGGCCCGCTTGCAGACCGAGGAACGGCGCGGAGTTTGAGAGAAGGCGACCGGCAGGCTGACCGACAGCCACCGCAGTCGGAGCGAGGCGGTTGTAAACAGGGCGTTGGCCTAGAATAGAGAGGAGGCCCAAGGCCCCAGCGCCTTGAGTAAGCCGCCCCATTTCGCCGTCATTAAGTTGATCATAACCGCCGAGTGCCACAGCACCCGCCAAAGGTAGAAGCTGCTGGTTAAGACCAAGTTGAGACAGAACCGCACTATCCGCCGCAGAGTTATATTGAACTGGCCCCAGCACTTTTTGAGCGTCCTCGGCCAGCGATTGCAGCGGCGCCGTGCCTTTGGCGAATTGGTCGGTTTGACGGTTGACTGCCTTGATCCCCGCCAAAAGCTGCGCAGGCGTAAACCGCTCGCCCTGCCCCGGTGCGCGTTCAACCGTTTTGCGGAGCGTTTGCAGCAGTTTGTAAGCAAAGTCTGTTTTCCGTAGGCGCTCGCCAAAATCGCCGCCGACACTCTTTGCGGCACGCTCAAACATGTCCTCGCGAACTGCCTCAAGGATGTTCGCAATCCGGCGCCCTTGGTTCTTTTCGCTGGCAAGGTTCGCGTTGTTTGCTTGCGCCCGAAAGTTCTCGATCATCGAGCGAAGTTCGCTGTCTGCTTCTTTGAAGCCTTTTCCTGTCAGGCGACCGCCAGAAAGCAGTTTGTCCAGCTCCGCAAGCTCTTTACGAGCGCCAGCGACTTCAGCTTTCGGCAGTCCGATTGCTTTGTTTGCGCGAGTAAGCGCGGCGCTGTAGGTGCCGAGGTTTATGTCTGTGACCGGATCTAAAAGATCGTCATAGCTGGCGCTGATCTCTTTACTGATCGCCTCGTAAGCCTCGCGACCGGCTTTGTCTTTGATCTCTTTGCCGATCGGCTTCAGGATCTCATTTCCGACCACCACGTTAAAGGCGTCAAGGGTTTCGTCGCGGCGCGCTTGGAACGGAGACGGGATCTTTTGCAGGGCGTTCAGCGTGCGTTGCGCTGGCTGGCCGAGCATTTCTGGGGTCATCCGCATTCCGGCATCAATAAGGCGCTGACCGGCTTCGCTGATCTTCGGAGCAAGCACACCGCCCGCGCCGCCTGCAATACCGCCGACCGCGCCGCCAAATGCGGCGGAAGGAAGGCGCTGGGCAGCGTCGCCCTCGCCAGCGCCGAAGCCCGCTATGCCGCCCTCCAGAGCGCCGATTGCAGCAGCGCGACCGAGTGCGTTTTGCAGGACCGCAGGCGCCGACCGCAGCGCTAGTCCTCGACTGCCGATCGTTGCAGCGGCAAGCGGGAGCGCAGAGCCGATCGCTTCAGCGCCGAAGGTGGTGAGCGGACTATTTGCCCGAGCGTCGGCAACGTCTGCACGGCGGCGAGCTGTGGCGTCCTGCGCGGAAGTGCGACCGCCAAGGCTCTCTAGCCGACCGAAGATTTCATCGGCAAAGCCGAGCGTCGCGCCTTGCGACAAGCCCGCGAGCAGATCCCTGCGGCTCGTCGGGCGGCGCGTTGAGCGCTCCTCAGTAACGCCCGACTGCTTGGCGATGTACCGGCGAACCGCTGCCTCGGCTTGCTCCTGGCTCCCGACTTTATTCGCCGGAACGCTGTAGACCTTGCCGTCGATCGTGACCGTGTAGTTCTCCACCTATTGAACCTCCACCACGAAGTTCGCAGGGTCATTAGGATCGCCGGTAGGCAGTTGGTAGGCGCTTGGGATAAAGCCAGTTTCGAGACCGACAGTGACGCCCCCAGCGAGCAGATCGCTGTCGTAAGCAATCGGGTTATTGACCATAAGGTGCGCAAAGGCGCCGCCGGTCTGGCCGATGAAGGACTTGAGCTTGTCGCGACGGCGGGCTTGAGCGCTTGCGTTGCTTTCATCGCGAGCGCCGCGCACACCGCTGCGGAAAGTGTAAAGGTTTACGACTTCGGTTTTCTCGTTCTTACCGATGGCCGCGCCACTGTCTTTCCGGTTGATCGCAAGCGCTAATTCATTCGTAAGCGCTTCATATTCTGCTGCGATCCCCGGCTGTCCGAGCCATCCTTTGCGGGGGCCTCCCCAGAAATTCGCCTCAAGATACTCCATGCGCGGGATGATCGAAGCCATGATGTAAGCATGACCAGCGGTGGTGCTTTCATTCTGGCTGAAGTTGCCGGTCGCGAACTTCTCAACCTGTTTGTCGAGTGCTTTCTCGGGCAAGTTTGAGCCGTCAATACCGAACTGCGCGAGGTACTGCACGCTCCCAGCGGTGTCGCCTTGCTCAAGAGCCGCCTTGGCCTGCGCTGCTGCTGCCTCGTTATTGGCGCGGATTTGCAGCAGACGTGCTTGGTTGTCGGTGTCCGCGAAGTTGACCGCCATCTGAGCCAGTCGATCCGCAGACATGTTTTCCAGCGCGGCAGAGCTAATGCCGTACATGCCCGCAACCCGGCCAGCCAGTGCGACCCGCTGCTGCTTGTCCTGGGCGCGAACAGCGTCCTCGCGTTCAAGCTGCGTAGCGGTGAGCGCGGCTTCGTCAAGGCGACCCGAGGCGACCAGCGCCTTGATTGCGGGCTGATATTCCTCCGGCACCGATGCCAAAAATTCTTCGCCTGCTTTCTTTTGCTCTTTGCGGTCTCGGATCGCGTCGAATTGAGAGTGCGTGGACAGGCCATTTTGCACGGCGGCGTTTACACCACCGCCCGCAAGCAAGGTCAGGCCGAAGGTCATTAGGCCCATTTCTTCGGGCGTAAAGTTAAACCGCCCTTTCTTCTCGGGCTGTGATCTGTCAATCGAGCCGCCGCGCACAGAGCCCGCCTCAGCGACTGCCTCAAGGGTCTCGGGCGAGGCCATAGTCTCGACCATCGCCTCGCGCTTGCTCGGCGCTTCGGGCCGCACTGCCGGAACCGGCGGCGTCGGTGGGCCGCTGTAGCCCGGCGACGGGTTAGTCTGCATTGGCGCCGTCGCTGGAATTGGGCGCGCTTCCGCTGCCATTGCGGCAGGGGCCATCGGTGCGGGCGGCTTGGGCGCAAACCGAGGACCGTTAAAAGTGTCAGGCTGCGCAGCGATCGGCGGTGCTTGGATTTGGCTTACAGTCGGGATCGGCGTCATCTGCCGCTGTGGCGCAGCAAGATCAAGCTGATCGTCTGAGAAATTCATAAACTGTCGGCCAAGGTTCTGCGCGAGAACGCCGCCTTGCTGCACCCGCGCGCCTGGCTGAAGCATGTCGAGCCCCGCCGTGACGCCGTTGTAAGTGATTGTAAGCGGGTTGATATACGGCTGCACCGCGAGGGCGCCTTGCAGGCCCAGATTGCCCACGTTCAGAGCGCGACGGACAGGAAGCGGAAGCTGGTCCGCAAACTCCGAGGCGCGCTCAGAAAACGGTCTAGGCTGCTGCTGTTCGCCGGGAATAAGTGCGAGATTTACCATTATGGCGCTCCTCCGCCGCCTG